TCGCGCCGGCCATGCGGAAGGGCGCCGTCCGCGGCCTCTCTCTCGCGGCCGAACACGTCCTCGGGGAGTCGAACAAGACCGTCCCCATCGAGGAGGACACCCTGATCCGCTCCGGCGCCCCGAGCGTGGACCCGGACAACCTGCAAGCCGCGATCTCCTACGACACCCCGTACGCGGTCCGGCAACACGAGGACCTCGACCTGCAGCACGACGCCGGGCGGGAAGCGAAGTTCCTGGAGAACGCTATGAACGCCGAAGCCGGGACCGTGCGGGAGATCATCGCCCGCACCATCAAGGGGGAGTTCTAGATGGCCATCTCCTACGCCACCGCCGGGTTCCGGATGGGCCTGCTGGGGGCGATCGGGCAGTACCTGCAGGAGAAGGGCGTTGCGAAGTGGACGACCCCGTGGGCGGCCACGGACACGGCCATCAGCGTGGACGTCTACCCAGCCTCCCCTGACAAGGCGATCGCGCTCACCCTCTACCCGGTATCAAGCCCGGGCGGGACCGATCTTGTCATGGGCCTGCAGCTCCGGATCCGCGGCAAGCCGGGCAACCGTGTCGAGGACAAGGACCTGCTGGACAAGGCCGAGGACGCCCTCGACGGGCTCACCGGCATCACTTGGGCGGGCGTCCCCATCGTCCTCGTCAAACTCGTCTCCGGCGCCTACCTCGGCACGGACGCGAACAACCGGCCCGACCACTCCCAGAACTACTACATCACCATGACCCGCGAGGGTCTGAACCGACAAGACTAAGGAGCCCATCATGGCTATCACCCCAGGTTTGGTGTCCGACTGGACCCTCGAAGTCGCCGCCTACGTGGACGGCGTCGAACCCACCACCTACACCCGCGTGTACGGCATCACCGACTTCACACCCCCGGGTGTGTCCAAGAACCTTGAGGACGACTCGGACTTCGACTCCGGTGCCTGGGGTTCGCAGACCGCGACCGGCCTCGACTACGAGATCTCCGGCACCGTCAAGGTACCCCGCGCCACCGCGACGGCCGACCCCGGCCAGGAGATCCTCCGCGCCGCCGGCAAGTCCGTGGGCGAGGACGGTTACGTGCACTTCCGCACCATCAAGAAGGACGGCACGACCGGCTACAAGGGCCTCGCCGACGCGTCCTTCACGGAGGGCGGCGGTTCCCGTACCGACCTGACCACGGCCGAGTTCACCCTCGCCGGCCGTGGTGAGCTGCTGGATTACACCCCGGCACCGTAACAAACTCCCGCCCGCGCATTTCCAAGGGTGCGCGGGCGGGGGCCTCACCCACCTTGGAACCTGATTTACCCACCTTGGAACCCTTGGAGCGCAGCATGACCACCCCCAAACCTGAACTGCAGGAACTCGATGACTTCCTCTCCCCCGCACTCGCCGTCCCGGCCCGTGGGAAGGTCTACCGCATCGAAGCGGTAGACGCCGAAACCGGACTCCGCCTGCAGAAACTCATCAGCGTGGGCGTGAAGGCATACACCGACAAAGAGTTCAACGAGAAGGACCTGGAACTCGTCGGCGACGACGAAGAAACAGACTTCTTCCGCTCCGTCCTCGGCACCACCTACGACGAACTCCTCGCCGACAAGATCTCCTACCCCGGCCTCAAGGCCATCGCCTCCCTCGCGATGATCTGGACGACGCAGGGATTCGACGCGGCGCAGCAGTATTTTTTAGCGGGCGGCAAGGCACCGGCGCCCAACAGGGCCACGCGCCGAACGGCGACCCGGACATCTACGGCCGCGGCCACTACAACCCCCAAACAGGGCTCTCCGAATGGTACGAGTACCCGGAACAGGGCAAAGGCCACACCTGGCAGCAAATCCTAACCCACTGGAACGCCATCACGGCCGATTTCCAAGACATGGGCATTGACCTGTCCTCGGGCATCCTCCGGGAACGGTCCTGGGCGTGGTTCCGGACCCGGATCTCCGGGCTCCTGAGTAAACCCCCAAGCTTCACCCCGGACGGGCGGCAAATGCCCCTCACACGGCTGGGTATGGCGCTGAACCCGCCACCCCCACCGCGCAAACGATAACACCATAGAGGAGAGTCCATGGCGCTCATGCTCGGCGAACTGGCGGCAGTGATCGGCCTGGACATGTCGTCCTTCGAGAAGGGCCTCGGCTCCGCGGAGAAGAAGCTTGCCGGGACCGGCAAGGCGACCGAGGAGACCGCGGATAAGATGCAGGCCGCGGTCGATGCGGCCTCGAAGAAGGTCGCCGCCGCCCGGAAGCGGGAGGAGGACGCCGCCGGCGCGGTGAAGGTCGCCGAGGCCAAGCTCGCGGACGCCCGGAAGAAGGGTGACACCACCGCCGTCCTGGTCGCGTCGGAGAACCTCGCCAAGGCCCAGCGGAACTTCCGGGGCGCCGCGGACGCAGCCAAGGCCGCCCAGGAAGGCCTGACGGAGCAGGAGGGAAAGCTCAAGGACTCCCTGACCCGCTCGAAGGGTCACCTGAAGGAGTTCGGCGCGAAGGGGGTGGTGATCGCCGCGGCCGCCGGGGCAGCGATCGGCGCGGCCGTCGCAGCCGGGATCTCCAAGTCGATGGACTTGGAGAAGGCCACCGACAAGCTAGCCGCCCAGCTCGGCCTGACCAAGGGCCAGTCTGAATCGGCTGGCCGGGTCGCCGGCGCGCTGTACGCGGGCGCGTACGGGGAATCCATGGAGGACGTAACGGACGCCGTGGGCGCGGTGATGTCCTCGGTCAAGGGGATGCGGACCGCGTCCGAGGCGGACATCCAGTCGATGACGGCCAAGGTCATGGACCTTGCCTCGGCGTTCGATATTGACGTGTCGCGGGCGGCTCAGGTCGCCGGGCAGATGATCACCTCCGGCCTCGCCAAGGACGGAACGGAAGCGGCGGACCTCCTCGCCGGCACGTTGCAGAAGCTCCCGGCGAACGTCCGCGAGGACCTGCTGGACGCGGTGGACGAGTACGCCCCGTTCTTCAAGTCCCTCGGCTACACCGGCGCGGACGCGATGGGGATCCTCGCGAACTCCGCCGAAAAGGGCATGTACGGGATCGACAAAACCGGTGACGCCCTGAAGGAGTTCGGGATCCGGGCCACGGACATGTCCAAGGCCACCGCCTCGGCGTACGAGGACCTCGGCATGGACCAAACGGACATGACCAACCGGCTCCTCGCCGGCGGGGACACGGCCAAGCAGGCGTTCTCCGAGATCGTCAACGCCATCGGAACGATCAAGGACCCGTCCCGGCAGTCCCAAGCGGCCCTGGCACTGTTCGGCACCCCGCTGGAGGACCTGTCCGTTACGGAGATCCCGAAGTTCCTGAACGCTATCGACCCGATGGGTGATTCGTTCGACACCATGAAGGGTAAGGCGAAGGAACTCGGCGACACCCTCGCGGATAATGACTCGACCCGAATCGAGTCGTTCCGGCGCGGGCTCGAGACCACGTTCGTGCAGATCCTGGGCGGGAAGGTCATCCCGGCGATCAAGGACGCCTCGGACTGGGTCCGGAACAACTGGAACCCTGCCATGCAGGCGTCCGTGCAGTGGATCAAGGACAACGCCGCGTGGCTGGTTCCGCTCACGGCCGGCATCGTCGGCTACGTCGCCGCGGTGAGCGCGATCTCCATCCTCTCCACCGTTCGGGGTTGGATCGCCGCCGCAGCGGCTGCGCAGTGGGGCCTGAATGCGGCGATGTCCGCCAACCCGGTCGGGCTGATTGTGGCCGGCATCGCCGCGCTCGTGGCCGGGCTGATCTGGTTCTTCACTCAGACCGACCTTGGAAAGCAGATCGTCGCGAACGCCTGGGAGTGGATCCAAGGCGCGATCCGGAACGTCGTGGACTGGTGGAACAACACCCTCATCCCGGCACTGCAGGCCGTCGGCAAATGGTTCGCTGACGTCTGGCAGGGCGCCTCCGACGCGGTCGGGACCGCCATGAAGTGGATCCAGGACGTCGTCGCGGCGGTAGTGAACTGGTTCAACACCGTCCTGCTCCCCGGCGTCCGGTCCGTGTTCGCGGCCGTGGGCGCCGTTTTCACCTGGCTTTACACGACCATCATCAAGCCCGTGTTCGATTCGATCAGCACGGTCGTGAACGGGTTCTACCTGTTCTTCCGGGGCATCTTCCAGCTCGTCGCGTCGGTCATCACGAACATTGTGGTGCCGCTGTTCAGGGCGTTCTGGGACCGGGCGGTGGAGGCATTCGGCGCGGTCGGCAAGACCATCAGCGGCTGGTGGGACTTCGCTGCCGGGATCTTCAACAGCGTGGTCAAGTTCATCCACGATGTCCTGTCAGCGGCGTTCACCTGGCTCCATGACACAGTCATCAAACCGGTGTTCGATGCGATCGCCGGCGTGGTCAGGTGGATTTGGGACAAGGTCCTCAAGCCCTACTTTGACTTCTGGGTGAACCTGTTCACGAAGGTCATCCCGGGCGCGATCAACTGGCTCTACACCAACGCGATCAAGCCGGTCTTTGACACCATCTCCGGGGCCGTGAAGTGGCTGTGGGACAAGGTCATCTCACCGTACTTCAACTTCTGGGTTGACCTGTTCAAGGTCAAGATCCCGGCGGCCCTGAACTGGCTCCACGACAATGCGATCAAACCCGTTTTCGATGGCATCGGCAACACCATCAAGTGGGTGTGGGAGCACGTCATCAAACCGGTCTTTGACACGCTCTCGAACTTCATCACCAAGACCATCCCGAAAGCGTTCGAGGACGGTGTCGGGTTCGTCAAGACGGCGTGGGAGAAGCTGCAGGAGATCGCCAAGGCTCCGGTGAAGTTCGTCGTGAACACCGTCATCAACGATGGCCTGATCGGGGCGTTCAACACCATCGCGGGCATCCTCCCGGGCATCGACAAGCTGCCGCGGGTGGCGCTCCCTCCGGGGTTCGCTGACGGCGGCTACACCGGTGACGGCGGGAAGTACCAGCCGGCCGGTATCGTGCACGCCGGCGAGGTGGTGTTCTCCCAGGCTGACGTCCGCCGGCATGGTGGTGTCGCCGCGGTGGAGAACCTACGCAGGGGCGCCGGGTACGCCGACGGCGGCCGGGTACGGCCGTTGAAGAACCTCGTCGTCACCCAGGGTTACAACCGGGTCCACAAGGGCATCGACTACGCCGCGAACATCGGAACCCCGGTGTACGCGACACAGAACGGTGTGGTGAACTGGGCGGGCCCCGGCGCCCGCGCTCCCGGGGTGTGGGGCGGTAACGAGATCCACATCGCCGGCTCCGGGCTGGAGACGTGGTTCGCGCACCTGTCCAACATCGGGGTGAAGCTCGGCCAAAGGGTGCGGGCGGGCCAGCAGATCGGCCTGTCCGGTAACACCGGCATCTCCTCCGGACCGCACCTGCACTTTGGGGTGTTCAACGGGGGGTGGCCGAACGACCTCGACCCCGGCGCGTATTTGGGTGGGGCGGGGAAACCTGACGGGGGCTCGTTCAACCCGGTCGCCGGGATCATCAACGGGCTTGTGGACAAGTTCAAGGGCGCGTTCCCCGGCGGCGGGATGATCGCTGACCTCGCTATCGGTGTCGGGAAGAAGATCCTCTCCGGCGCCTCGGGTTGGCTGGAGAGCATGTTCGGCGGCGACAAGAAGGGCAACTCCGCGGGGCCGACTGTGTACGACGGGGGCGGGTGGCTGGAGAACACCGGCGGCCCGCAGCTCGTCCAGCACAACAAGTCCCGGCCGGACGCGGTCCTGTCCGACCAGCAGTGGGCGGACATCCACAAACTCGCCCTCGGCAACACGGGCGGGATCAACTACTCC